ACAGTTGCTTCAGCCATGATCTACAGCCCTAAATTGAGTGCCGAGAAATCGGTCTCTCGGTAAAAGTTGAATTCGTGGAAGAACGCCGGAATCACGCCATCGACCGGAGGCGACAGCATACCATTGACTTGCAACAGGACCGGATTCGACGGCGGCTCTTCCGTCGCCGGGTCCATGTAGTTCTGCGGCGGCCCGCCTTCTGACTTGCGATAGCGAAAACCCTGCGCAAGAATCTTCGTCGGATTCCATTTGTTCCAGCGAAGCTCGATTTCGTAGGTCACGATGGCGTAGGTCACTTCGCCGCGAGTCGCTGTTCGCGCGGAAATGCTGTTGATTTTCGCAACGCCTGGGTCGAGTCCTGCCCATGCGTGCTCGTTCACGGTGTCCTGATAGGCAATTGCCGTTGACGGATTGAATGCAGCCTCGTTCCGCGTGATGATGATTACCGGGCGGTTTTCGTCGATCATGAACGGCGGATCAAACATTTCATCCGCGCCGTTCTTCACGGCTTCGCCATCCCGGTCAGCAATCGCCGGAATCTGATACTTGTTGAACGTGAACTCGTACTCAGGCGGATCGTCTAGCGGGTCTTCCTCGTCTTCGCCAAGCCCGCCGGACGGAACGGAATTCGAGTACGTCGCGGTGATGTCGAAAACTTTCGACCCCTCGTAACCAGAGTTGTCAACACGCGGATCGATCTTGACGTCGGTACAGACGATAGTGGCGTCGGACTCGCTGCCATACGCATAGCCGTCCCCAATAGCCGGGCAATCGCCGTGCGCCTCGACAGTTAGAATCCCGTCCATCTTGTCGTCGCAAACCGCGTGCAGGCGCAGCGTTATTTCCTTCCCGGCCGAAGACTTGCCGAGACGTGGCGGCGTCGTGTAGTAAATCGCCGTTACGCTCATCCTTGCAAAGTCGCCTCTTCAAGGAAGATTGCATTGTCGACCATTTGCTCCAGCAGCCGGTTCGTCTTCTTGGTTTCGTCCACCTCCTGCTTTTGAAGGCGGCGCAATTCGTCCTCTTTCTGCGACTGATTGATCGCCGAGAATGCGGCGGCGCTACCGAATTCCAATGCGCCAGCACTGCCGCCAAGGCGAAGCTCTTTGGCCTCGACTTGCAGCAGCAAGTCCTTGGCGTTGAGTCGCATAGGAGGTGGAGCGGCTGGGCCAAGTGCCGTTCGCGACATCTGCGAAAACGCCCGCATGAACGCGGCGTCATCCGGAGACATTGCCCAAGGAGCTTGCGGACCAAACCCAGGCGCTGCCGGCGCACCGGGAGTTTGATTGGCTGCCATGCGAGCCGCGAAGTCAGCGTCGGCCCTCATTTGGCCGTGAACAATCGCAGTTCCGAGCGGGCTGCCTAGTAGCAGCATTTCACCCAATCCAAGATTTCCAATCGAGCGAATAGCGGATGCACCAGTCTCGGCAATTCTGGTTGCCGCCGGCGCAGCCGTAACCGCCATTGCGCCTTTCAGCGACCCCCAGGACATTTCCAGCCGTTCCATCGCCTCGGCAGTCTTGCCGATCTGATCGGCCGCACCTTCCATCTTGACGCCGAACTGATCGACTTCCTTAGCCGCCTGTTCAAACACGTTTTCGCGAGTGAAGATTTCCATCACCTCAATCGCTGACTTTCCGAAGATGTCCGTAGCAATCGCCGCCCGTCGCGTCGGGTCTGGGATTAGGGCAATTTGCTTGGCGATGACCTCGAACGATTTGTCGAGGGACATGTTCTGAAATTGCTCAGCGCCGAGCTTCAGCGACTTGAGCGCACCAACGGCAGAACCTTTTCCGCCAGCGGCATCGCCGAGATTGACAGCCAAGCGACCAAGCAACTTAGTCAGCGACTCGACTTCGCCACCGGACAGCTTGATCGTGCGCTGAAGATTCTGAACGGCCGTCGTCGTGATGTCGAAGCGTGCGGCAATGTCGCCGATTTCATCGAGACGAGCGATCTCATCCGTGAACGCCGATACGACGCGGCCAGCCGTGGCGAATGCCTGCTGCGCGACCATCACCGCGCCGTTGATGTCCGCAAAGCCCTTGGTTAATCCCTGGAGCTTGGTGTGGACTCCCTTAATACCGTCATCGAATTTCTTCGTAACAGCATTGACGAAGATGTTGATTGTGCCCGCAGTCGCCATACTTCACTGCTTCGCCTTATTCGCCATTGATCGCAGGAATTTAGCCAAGTCCGCGGTGGTTTGCTGTTGCTTTCTTTGGCCTGGCATGAAGTCCTCTTCCTTCGCGCGATTCCCCTTGCCAGCGTGGATGTTCTGATGCAAGGCAAGCTGTCTCGCCGTCTGCCGCCAAGAGTTTCCAAACGGCTCCAGTTCGTAGTAAACCATCCATTCAGCAAACAACTGTTCAGGGATGCTCGCGAGAAGTTCATCTGGGTCGCGCTCGCCTAGCTCAAGTGCGAGGCGGAAGGCGAAGCGTCGTCGGGCATCCCCTCGGAGTTTTTTTCCAGTTCCTTCTGTGCGTCATCACCGAGTCCGTTCATCGCACAGAATCGGTCGTAGAGAGACTGGATCGTGCTGCTGGGAAGTTGGCCTAAGAACCCTTCCTCGCCATCGCCGAAAACTCGTGATCCGTCCGATTCGCAAAGCACTTGACTAACCAGCCATGCTCGCCAGTTGCCGCGACGCTGAATGTCTCCTCCGTGCTGTGCCTTAACGCCAGCAATCAGCTTGTCGAACTCGGCCGCAGACATTCTCCGCAAGAACACTTCGCCAATGCCCGGCGCGTTGAACGTTTCCAGCGTGCTCGCGCCTGCCAGCTTTGATACCTTGTCCCGAATGCTCATCCGTTCCTCTACGCCAATGTGATGTCGCCAGTAAACTTGATGCCAACCGAGACCTGCCACACGCCTTCGACCGTCACGCCTTGCACGTCGAAGGAAGTCAGGTGGCCCGTGGCGGTGATTGTGTCGAGCGTCGCAACGCCTGGAATGTCGCCAGTGATTGCAACGTTGGTCCCGAGTTTGAATTGTGAAAGCAGCGTGGGGTGGTTGATGCTTCCAACGGTGTCAGGGTCCCAATTGACAACGAACGTCGCCTCCCCGCTGTCCTGGATCGTGCCCAAGAACTCCTTTTGCGAGGAACCCATATGCGTGGTTTCCACGGTCCCGAACGTCATCGACGGGCCGCTCCACGAAACGACTTGGCCGATCGTCGTGCTGGCGATGGTGAGAACAAATCCCTTGCCGATGAAATAGGCCATGCTTTCGCCTTATGAATATGTCGGAATGCTCTCGACAATGGAAAATTGAAACTGCATCACGCGATGAAAGACCATCGCTTGCGAAGCATCACGCGGCGATTCATCGAACTCGTTGTCTAGCGGAAGCGTCACGCCGCGAACGGTCGTGCTTCCCATCGTGCCACTGAACCCCTGCAACACGCCTCGCACGGCATCGCCTAGCGAACCGCGATCAGATTCCTTCCGGCACCACAAGTGAACTTCCACTTCTGGCTCCGCGTACCCAGCGCCTCCGCCTAAATCGTGTGCGTGTGCGTACTCCGGGATGTCGATCGTGATGTACGGAAACGGCGTGGCTTGCTTCGTCCAACCTTGCCGAATCCTGGCAATGTCCGTGCTCACGATGTCCGTGATGGCGGTCTTGCTAGCTAGGTAGGCGATCAGGTCGTCTTTAAGAGCCACGCGCCGCCTCTTGCATAATCCCCGCGAGAATCTTGTTGCGAACCGACGAAATCACTCGCGGCCGAACTCGTCTCAGCGCCGGTCGCATGTACGGAATGGGTTGATGATCCAATCCGCCATACTCCAGCGCCGCCGGGTAGTAGCCTTTTTCTCCCGCTGGAATGCCGAGTTCTTCTCGCGTTCCCGTCATCACCTTGTAGTTGATCGATCCTCGCCGCCGACCTTTGACAGCTCGCACCTTGATCGTGTCTCTCAGGTGGTCGCCGCCTGCAAGTTGATGCCCGTCCGCATCCACTGGCACCAGCTTCTTGACTTCCTCGGCAACGATCTTCGTGCCATCACGCGCCGCCGGTCGGACTACTTTGCCTTGAACCTTCGTCGGCAATGACGACAGCTTCCTCAGCAGCGGGTCGAGTCCGGTTACTTCGATTGGCTTAGGCACTTGCTGGCCCCGCGTCTGTCGGTGCTTCCGTCCACTCGCGTACCGTCGCCTCCTGGTAAGTCCCCGAGCTATCTGGGTCGTCTGCCAGTCGGTCGATGTTGAAAAACCTGTCTTTGTTTCGTCGTCGGTCGAAGTAGTAGTAGCGGTGTTCTGGCTTCAACCACGGTACGAACCGATGCCGGATCGTGTGGTCAGACTGCGATTGCACCTGCTGTGCCTGGAACAGTTCGCGCCCACTCAATGGCTCGATGCTGGCCCAGATTTCTTTGACCGCCTGGTAGTAACCGTCGTCTCGCCCGTTCGTCGCGTTCGGGATGTACTCTTGGATCGTGACTCGCTTGGTCAGCTTGCCTGCGCCGCGTTTGAGGTGGCTAGGCATACGACCCCCACGAGCAGCTATCTAAAAGCGTGCTGATCTTCGGAACCGCCGCGACAGTCGCGCCCGTCACCGTCGGCTCGCGCTTGTCGAACATCTCTGCGACCAGCAGCAAAATCCCGTACTTGATCTCACTCGGAACATCAGCCGGATCGCCGTACCCTGCCACGAACGTCAGCGCCACCGAGTTCGGAAAGTAGCGAGTCGAGGGCCACGTTTGGTTGTAGGCCGGATAGACTCTGCCAGGTTCCCGATGCACGTCCTTTACGAAGTGCGTGTTCTCGGTCAATGTGACGGTCGCGCCGCCCGCGTCGATGTACGTCAGCGTGGTAACGGACACCAACGGCGGGACTGGCACGTCAATGCAGCCGCACGGGAAGCAATCGAGGTGCAGCTTCCACGTCGCCGTGACTAGCTGCCGCCTCAGTCGCGTTTCCGCATATCCTCTTGCCGCACGAATCAGCAGGCCGATGTAAACGTCTTCGTCGTCGTGGTCGAGGTGCAAGTGGTTCTTGACGTCATCAACAGTCACCGGCTCTACAGTCGGCGGTGTGATGAGTTCTAGAGCCATTGCTACCGCTTCCCACGCTTCGGATACGTTGTCGTCTCGACCTGCTCCGGCTCTGGTACGGCGAACCCTCGCCGCACCAGTTCATTGGCTTGACCATCGGGAGGGTTGATTACTTCGCCCTCTCGATGGCAGCCCCAAGGTTTCACCAGTTTCAGCCGCATGGTTACACCCGAATGATCTGGACAGCACCGCGAGCGGCGGCCGTCTGAATCACTTCCGTACCACGGCTCAAGATTCCGAGGCACGAAGCGAACGTACCCGTCGATCCGTTGCCGGCGGTCGCATCGACCTGGATGTATCGCTTGCGCTTTCGCAGGTCGATCTCGAAGACGTGCAACTGGTTGGCTGGAGTCGCCGGCGGCAGAGCACTGGTAGTGCCAGCAATCGTCGCCGTGGTCCCGACCACCGCAAAGTTGGTGTAGGTCGTACCATCGTCGGAATCAGCGACAGCCAACGCGGCCGTGATGACGTCCGTGGCTCCTTGCTGCCAAACGATGGTCAGGTAGTCCCAACCGTTCGTGTCGATGTCTTCAATGTCCGTCCAGGCGGTGTTGTCCTTGATCGCCTCGGGCGGAACGATGTTGACGAATTTCGTATTTTGCAACGCGTTCATTCATTCATCTCCGTTCGGAGTTGGATTGTTGGGATTACGAGCCAGGAGTCTTAAGCGCGATGACCGGCCCAGGCGTCGAAGTGTCGCCGAGGTCGTGATTGGCGATGCCGAATCGCTCCCAGCCCATGATGGTCATTTGCTGTTCGCTGAACTTGAAGTCACGGCTAACCGCGACCTCGAAGCCGCGCTTGTCGCCCAGCGTCGAAGACATCATCAGGTCGCCGAAGAACAGCAACGCGGTGCTCGCCTGATCGGTTAGCGTGCTGTTCATCACCTGGACCAACTCGACCGGGTAGCCCAAGAAGCTAGGGCCGCTTCCGCCGCCGATGGTCGAAACGGTGTTACCACCGCCCGCGTACATCAGCCGCTCCATCGAGTCCGCGAAGCCGGCGGCGCTGATGTACCACTTCGCACGGTTGCGGGCGTACAGCGGCAGCTTGCCAACGACGCGGTGGAAGTCCGCCAAGTCGAGCGAGCTAAACGCGATGTTGCCAGCGAGAGCCGTGGCGATGGACGCGGTGTGATTGCCGTCGTCGATGCGCGGCATGACGCCGTGGATGCCGCCGTAAGTCGAAGTGCCGGTTCCCATGAAACCGCACTCGTCTTCCTTCTTGGCGAACGCCCACGCGATTTCACCGGCGAGCATGTCGGCGACGTCGATGATCGCGTCTTCCGCCAACTCCCAGGACATATAGGTCATAGACGCCAGCTTGCGAGCGGTGATCTCCACCATGCTCAAGGCGGCGTCGCTATCCGTGACGGCGGTATTCTCGCCCACGAAGTAGGCGGTCACTCCGCTTTGGCGGCGGGCAATCGAGATGGTATCGCCACGCATCGGAATCCGGCGAGCGTTGCGGCGGAACACGCCGTACTGCTCACGCAGGTCGATGATCGTTTGCGAGAGTTCCGGCGGAACCAAGGCACCGCCCTTGTTCGCGCCATCCTCACCCATCGCACGCGTTTCAATGCCGTTCTCTTGGCACCAACGTTGCGCCTTGTCGCTGCCCCACAGGACAGCCCGGAACCACATGCCGGAGCGATAGGCGCGTTCCTCGGCGTCTTTGCCGGTGAAGTTCTTCAGGCGGCCGTAACGGACAGGCTCAATGCGAATCTCGTCCTTCTTGCCCTGCTTGCCGTCACGCTCTTCCTTCTGCTCTTGCGTGTCGGCGTTACGATCTGGAACGGCGCGAAGCTGCTTTTCGCGCTCTTGCAAACGCTTTTCGCGGGCAACCTCAACGTCAACGTCCTTGGCTTCCTTTTCCAAGGCGTCGAACTCGCGCGACTCTTCGTCGTTCAGCGCCGACCGCTCTTCCTGATCGGCCTTGTCGCGGATCGCTTTCAGTTCGCCGAGAATGGCGGCAGAGCGATCTTGCAGCTTCTTCAAACGTGACGCCATTTCGCTGGCCTCCGCTAGTTACGCCGGAAGCCAACGAAAAAGGCGCAGGCCGCCGGCAAGTTTTTGGAACTTGCACAAGCGGTCTGCGCCCGTATCAACGTGCGCTGTAACCACTGTTCCGTTGCGGCGGTCTATCGCTTCAGCGAAGAACACCACGC